ACAGAAAAAGGCACTGCTGAGATGGCAGAGAAGGTAGGTTGTCCTGCAAGACCAGGAGAGGACTGGAACTCTTGGAAGGCAAGGATTTCAGAGAAAGCGAGGGCAGCGTGAGCAGAGAAGAAATCATCAAGTTGGCGCGGCAAGCTGGCGCAATTTTTGGAAACATGGAAGAGGCTGCGGCTGTTGCGCCTATCTTTGAACGCTTCGCTGCCCTTGTTGCTGCTGCCGAGCGTGAGGAGTGTGCGAAGGTGTGTGAAGCAATAGATCGTAATGGTGCTTGGGTTACTAAAGCAGAAGCTGCCGCAGCTATAAAAGCAAGGAGTAAGCAATGACCGACAAAGAAAAAGCCTACGCTTTGCTACGCAAGCTGGCAGACGAAACAACGTATGTCATGGTTCATCCTAACGAGCTAAGAATTCTGCTGCACGACTTAGACCAGATGAGACTAAGGTTTGATATAGCTAGAGAAAACTTAATAGATGCTTGGAATCTTTACAAAGGGGATATGGCATGAACCGTTTTGCTTTAGTCAGAGAGCTAGTCAAAGACCCGTCATTGCGAGTCACGGAGATTGCATGGAAAACTGGCTACAACAAAGGTCATGTCTCAAGACTACGCAAGGAAGCTAAAGGAGATTCCATGATCGAAAACAAAAGCGCAAAGACGCCAGCAGATAGTTCTATGGCGTGGGGTTGTCAGTGTGGCAGAGCTTATACGGTGACATGTATTTCAAGCAAACCACAAAAGAAGGAATGGGTTGGGCTGACGGCTTATGAAATACAAGAGATCTATTCAGGAAATCAGCACTGGGGCAATTTTGCTTGCGCCATAGAAGCCAAGCTAAAGGAGAAGAACAGTTGAAAACCTATCTTGCAGGCGAGGCTGTGTGGAGACGACCAGCCGATCAATCGCCACCACGAGGTGTCAAGATGCTTCTTTTGAACCCTGGTGGAGTGTGCATAGTCGGGACTTGGGAAGATTGGGCTCTGGCTTGGGCTCCATTGCCTAAAGTTCATAGTGAGATCAAGGAATTGCTTATGAAAGGAATAGCATGAGTGGCGATCACAATATGAAGGATTCTTTTGAATGCCCAAGGTGCGGTCATTGCTGTGCGGTTGATGAATGGGCCAACGTAAACCATCCTAAGCACTACACATCTCATCCATCGGGAGTAGAGTGCATAGAAATTACAGAGCATATGAACTTCAACCTAGGCAATGCTACGAAGTACGTTTGGAGGGCAAGCCTAAAAGGTAAAGAGGTTGAAGATCTTAAGAAGGCTATTTGGTATCTGGAAAGAGAGATTGCGAGGATAGGATGAGGGTTCTTGTTGCCTGCGAGTATTCAGCGACTGTAAGAAACGCATTCCAAAAAAAAGGGCACGAAGCATTGTCTTGTGATTTGTTGGCAACCGACATCCCTGGGAACCATTATCAAGGCGATGTTTTTGACATCATCAATGATGGATGGGACTTGATGGTTGCACATCCTCCATGCACTCATCTGGCGGTCAGTGGGGCCAGATGGTTTAAACATAAGACTAAAGAACAAGAGGAAGCACTAGAGTTTGTAAATAGGCTTATGAATGCTCCCATAGATCGAATATGTATAGAGAACCCAGTAAGCGTTATAAGCAGCAAGATAAGGAGGCCGGATCAAACCATACAACCTTGGCAATTTGGGCACGGAGAGGTTAAAAAAACATGTTTATGGCTAAAAAACCTTCCTAAGCTGGTTCCAACCAATATTGTTGACGGAAGAGATCAAAGAATATGGAAATTACCGCCAAGCAAAGATCGATGGAAAATAAGAAGCACTACATACAAAGGAATAGCTGAAGCAATGGCAACTCAATGGGGATAATAATGACTGACGAGCAAAAGAAGATTCTTACTTACCTGAGAAAGCGTAAGACACCAGCAGACTTAAAAGCAGTGAGACTGCAAACAAAGATCGACAAGCAAACGGCGGTCAACTGCCTAAAGGCTCTGTTAAGAAAAGGATGTATAAAGACAAGTATTCAAATCAATGTGTACGCAAAGGAGCGTGTTTGGGAGTGGGTCAAGGACGAATACGAGGTCAAGAAGGTTTCAAAACCGAAGAAGAAACCTGTTGTAGAGCAAGAAGAAGTAGACGTGAGTTTTTTCCACAACCCGTTTAATCTGAGGGTCGCATGAATCTAAACGAAGCAGCAGCCATGAGTGCCGCACAAGAAATTATCGAGCAGGCACAGTCAACTAGTGCGTTAGAGCAACGAGCATTAGCCATAGTCAACCTTTCCATAGAACTTCACAGGAAAGCCATAGACCTTCGCTTACAAGCAGAAGAGATTCTCAAAGAGATAAGGTTCGGGCTAAAATGAAAGCTGGCTCCTTCCCCTCTTTTGCCCGACTGTGTGTTGGGCATTTTTTTGCATGAAAGCTGCCGTTTTTAGCGCGATTTTTGGATCGCATGACCCACTACACTACGCTGTCAAACAAAGCGTCTCTACGGACTTCTACGTGCTTCTGGATGCCGTTCCTGAGTCACAGGGATGGAAGCAGTTGGTCATCCATCCTAAAAGAGAACCAAGATTAGAGGCTCGGTACTACAAGACCCACATTAACGAGTTCTTTCCGACTGAGGACTACGTTATTTGGGTGGACGGGTCGATAAGAATCACAAGTCCTGACTTTGTGAAGTACATGATCTCCCAGACCGGAGATACGCTTGCAGCCTTCCAGCATCCGTGGAGGGACTGTATTTACGAAGAAGCAGAAGAATCGTGGAACATGAAGAAGTACGTCAACCAACCCATACGAGAACAGGTTGAGCAATACCGACAAATGGGCTGGCCTGAGAAGGCTGGACAGATTGCAACGGGTGTGATGTGTTGGAATGGTGACTACCTTCGCTCAGATACCGTAGGTAAGTTTCTGGACAATTGGTGGCGTGAAATTCAAGAATGGTCTTTGCACGACCAGATTGCGTTTCCTGTGCTTGCGGAACTAAACGGGATTGTGGTGAACGGTTGCGACAAACCGTTGATGGATAACCAATATTTTCAGGTGGTTGCAGGCCACAGAATGGAGGGGTATGAAAAAGTGTCCGATCTTGATATGTACGGTAGGGAGTCCAAGTCTTGAAATCACGTTGTCGTCAATCAAACTTTACGCCAAAGAAGCGTCGATATATCTGTCAAGTCGAACCGAGACAATGGACGAACGAATTTACAGATGGGTACTCAACTCGGCGGGTAACTTTGGGGATGCCTACAACCGGATTATGGACGACGCCTTCCAGCACCACGATGCAGTCATCATTGCCAACGACGACATCTGCCTGACTCCAACGTCTTACAGACTCTTACTTGAAGATGCCGAGCATCTACAAAAGGCAGGGCATAAGATCGGGGTATTAGGTGCGAGGTCGGATTACATCTTAGAGGCTCAGAACATCCGTTTCGAGGGTGGGGCTAGAAATGGGTTGAAATGGGCGGAAGAACAGACAATCAAAGAGACGGGCGTGGTCGCGCCGATCTTTGCTTATGTGACAAAGGAAGCCTTCCAAGCAGTCAGGTTTCCACCGATAAATTGGTTTTCAGATAACGTTTTTTGCCATACACTTACGGTATGTGACTTTAAGCATTTTGTTTCAAGGAGTTACGTCCATCACGCAGGCAGTCAGACGGTGGGCAAGGATGACTCCAAGAATCTCAAGGAGGCAGCGAAATGGCTGTGGAAAAACGAACCAGGGATAGCAAAGCACTACCGTCTCCCTACCGAATGAAAGTGCCTCCTGTGCCTATTAGGTATGACCGGAAGGTAGGCATCCCCTTACAACCTAAGGAAAAGAAATGAAGGGCTTGCTCTCCCCTAAAGTCATGATTGTTCTTGGGAACGAGGAAAAAGACTCCGAGTGTCCAATAGCTACACAAGACATCGAGGTTAACCTCAAAAACCGTCAGAAGGCCATAGACAAGGCTCAGTATGGGCCACTTAATCCTAACGAGCCTAACAGCCAATACTGGCGTGACATGGGCTCTAAGTGGCGTGTATCCGGTGAGCAAGCCAAGAAGTCTCGTTGCGGTAACTGCGCTGCCTTCAATCAGAAGCAGTCCATGCTTGACTGTATCGAGGAAGGCCTAGGCGAGGAAGATGATTGGTCAGCGGTTGACGCTGGCGATCTTGGTTTCTGCGAGATCTTTGATTTCAAGTGCGCTGCGCTGAGAACTTGTGCAGCGTGGGTGACTGGCGGGCCTATTACAGACGAGGCAGACGATGAAGAAGGCGATATGGGAGAAGGCGAGACCGAAGAAGCTGGGGAAGAGTGAACCTCTTTCCAAGTCTGAGAAGAAGTCCGCTAAGGCTATGGCCGCATCTGCTGGTAGACCTTACCCGAATCTTGTGGATAACATGAGAGCAGCGAGGAAGAAATGAAAAAAACCAAGACTGAGAAGAAGATCAGTAAGGTTTACAACGAGTTCAAAGCTGGCAAGCTACATTCAGGCAAAGGTGGCCCGATTGTGAAGAGTCCTGCACAGGCTCGTGCGATTGCGCTTTCTGAAGCTGGCGTGAAGAAAAAGAAATGACTGCCGCTTGGACTCGTAAAGAAGGCAAGAACGCTAAGGGCGGTCTTAACGAGAAGGGCCGGAAGTCTTACGAGCGTGAGAATCCTGGGTCTGATCTAAAGGCTCCTGTCAAAAGCGGCGATAACCCGCGTAGAGCGTCTTTTCTTGCGCGAATGGGTAACATGCCAGGGCCAGAGAGAAAACCTGATGGAAGCCCTACCAGACTTCTTTTGAGCCTAAAGGCATGGGGAGCAAGTTCCAAGGCTGATGCAAAGGCAAAGGCTAAGGCTATCTCGGCGAGGAACAAGAAGTGAAGCGTAGAAAAGGACTGCTAGACGAGGAGAAGTTTCTTCCTCCGTTGCCTGAGCAACTACCGAGGGGCGTAAGTTCGCTGCCAGGGTACGGTCAGACAAGTCCTATCGCGCAGGGATTACTAGGGTTTACGGGCAGGCAACCTACTTACTCGGTGATGGACCCAGAGGCTCAGAAGATGTCTGAGGCTTACAGGCTAGGTGAGCAAGCAAGTGTCGCTAGTCAGCTTTACGGGTCTGTGGCTCCCTTTGCGGTTGCTTCTACGATGGCAAATGCGCAACGCGCTGGAAGCCTGTTAAGTCCGCTTACGGTATTTCATGGTTCTCCGCATAAGTTTAGTAAGTTCGATGCAAGCAAGATCGGTACAGGCGAAGGTGCTCAGGTATATGGACACGGCATTTACTTGGCTGAAAACCCTGCGGTAGCAAAGCAATATCAAAAAAACCTGTCTGGCGTAAATACAAAAAACGCAAATGAATTTCAGCAGTTTGCAGACCTAGTGTACAAAGAATACCCAGACACAAGGCCTGTTATTGGCGGCATAGAATATCCAACAACGAAAGAAATCATAGACGGAATAAAGACCGGACTAATCAAAAAAGGAGATATGTCTCCTGAGCTGTACAACCTTGGTAAAAAATTTATTAACGAGGGCAACTTCTACACCGCAGATCTACCAGACGAAGAAATAGCAAAGATGCTGAACTGGGATGTTGCGATAAATAAACAACCGGATAATGTTAAAACTGTTTTGTTGCCATTGGCAAAAAAATATGGCGTTTCTCCAACCGCTGACGCTGGAAGTTTATTGCAATGGATGAAAACTGGCCCATCAAGAATGTCTCCAGCGTCTATATCAGAAACATTGCGCGATGCAGGTGTACCAGGAATAAAATATCTTGACCAAGGGTCTCGCGGCGCTGGGAAAGGAACATCTAACTTCGTTGTATTCCCAGGCGAAGAATCTAAAGTGCGTATTATGGAGATAAACGGTAAGCCTGTAGTCATAGACGAAGAAGAGCTTATGAGATCAGGTTTATTAGGTCAGTAATCTGTTGCAAACAAACAACGAATGGACACTAAACAATCTGAAGATACTGAGAAAAAGATTCCACCGGCTGCTGGCAATGGGAGGCCAAAGGGTTCGCCTAATAAGTCCACTGCTGCGGTGAGGGAAGCCATTGCGAAAATGGCTGAGATGAACGCTCCGAGGTTCGCAATGTGGTTGGATGAAGTGGCTCAGAAGAGTCCAGAGAAGGCTTGCGACATCTATCTGAGAGCAATCGAGTACCACATACCTAAATTAGCGCGAACAGAGGTAACGGGAACTGACGGCCAACCAGTGTCATTTGTAGTGAGGTGGCAGAATGAAGGATCTGAGAGCTCGATTTGAATCGAAGTACGAAAGAATCCCAATGCTTGATTGTTGGATTTGGACTGCTGGTTCAAATGAAAAAGGTTACGGAATACTTGGGCTTGGGAAGAAGTTTATAAAGGCGCATAGAGCGTCTTATTTGCTTCATAAGGGAGAAATACCAAGCGGGATGAATATTTTGCATAAATGCGGCGTTTCGTGCTGTGTCAATCCAGATCATTTGTACCCAGGTACGCAAAAGGAAAACGCAAGGGATACAAAAGAAATGGGTAGATTACGTCTCCCTGACAACAATGGTGAAAAAGCAACGTGGTCTAAATTGACAGCAGAACAGGCGTTAGAAGTTTTTAGGGCCAAGAAAAACAAGAAAAAAGGCACTGGAACCGCTCTTGCTAAAAAACTAGGTGTTCACAAGTCAACGATTTATCAAATTTGGGCTGGTTCCAATTGGGCGCAAACGATACAAGCAGCATCATAATTCCGTATGCTCCACGATCTGCTCAGATGGAGATACATAAGGCATTGCTTCACAAGCGATTTGCCGTTGTTGTCGCGCACAGAAGATGCGGAAAGTCGGTAAGTGCTGTCAACCATCTCATTCGAGCAGCGATAGAAAACAATAAGGAGGCTCCGAGATATGCGTTCATCGGGCCTACCTATTCCCAGACCAAACGAGTTATCTGGGATTACCTCCTCAAGTTTACCGAGCCCCTCAACGCCACTGCGAATATTGCAGAACTTCGGGTTGATTTCTGGGGCAGACGCATCCAACTTGCGGGGTCTGATAACCCAGACTCTCTTAGAGGACAGTATTTCGATGGCGTTGTATTCGACGAATTTGGCGATCAAGACCCGCGTATCTGGTCGGAGGTGGTTCGTCCAGCCTTGTCCGATAGGATGGGATGGGCACTCTTCCTCGGTACACCTAAGGGCGCGAATCACTTTAAGACCCTGAGAGACCATGCAGCAGAGCATAACGATTGGGCCATGCTTGAGTTCAGAGCGTCAGAAACAGGTCTTATCCCTCAATCTGAACTCGATGCCGCCAGGTCAGAGATGGGAGACGATAAGTACCTACAAGAGTTTGAGTGTTCCTTCGACTCAGCTATTGAAGGCGCTTACTACGGACAGCTTCTCAATGAGCTACCGTCTGAGCGATTCGGAGAGATCCCAAGGGATGGGATAGCTAAAACTTATTGCGCCTGGGACTTAGGGATAGGCGATTCCACTGCTATCTGGGTCTGTCAGAGGGTAGGTTTAGAAACAAGGCTTATTGACTTCGTTGAGAACCACGGGCAAGGCTTGGATTGGTATGTGAACTGGCTCAGGACGAACAACTACGAGCTTGCAGAGCAATTACTTCCGCATGACGTACAAGTGCGGGAATTAGGCTCAGGCAGATCAAGGCTCGAACTTTTACAAGAGGCAGGATTAAACATCACGATAGTCCCAAGGATGGGCGTAGATGACGGGATACAGGCCGTGAGAAGGCTGATTCCTTATTGTTGGTTCGACTCTAAGACTAAGCGCGGAGTGGACGCACTACGCAATTATCGGAGACAATACGACGATAAGCGTCAAGTCTATTGGGACAAGCCTCTTCACGATTGGGCATCTCACGCAGCAGACGCATTTCGGTATTTAGCGGTCGGGATGAATGAGACAACAAGTTGGTCCAAGCCTCTGAAACCTAACGTATCTTGGGTGGTCTAAATGGATGACGGACGATTAAAGGCGATTCTCCAAGGTGAGATTGACAACGCGATAGGTTTCTTAGAGACCGAGACCGTAGAACAGCGTAAGAACGCGCTTACGGCCTACATGCGTGATCCTTACGGCAACGAGGTCGAGGGTCGCAGTCAGATCGTAACCGGAGAGGTGGCAGAGGCTATCGACGGGATGCTACCGCCTCTCATGCGCCTTTTTACGTCTGCTGATGAGATTGGCGTGTTCGAGCCTGTAGGCCCAGGCGATGAGCCGATGGCAATGCAAGCCACCGAATATTGCAACTGGGTGCTGATGAAACAAAACCCAGGTATTTCGATCATGCACGACTGGTTCAAGGACGCAATCCTTCAGAAGGTCGGCGTTATCAAAGCCTACTGGGACGACTCGATTTCAGTCACTAAAGAACAGTATGCAAACCTGACAGACGATGAGCTAGCCATGCTTATGTCTGATGGGACGATGGAGATCGCAGCGCAGGAGACGATTGAGCAAGACATGGACGGTCAAGTCATGCGTGTTCATAACGTCGCGCTCATGCGCAAGACAAAGGCCGGAAGAATCAAGGTTGAGAATGTACCTCCCGAAGAGTTCTTGATCTCTAAGGCAGGAAAGACCGTTCGAGATACGCCTTTTGTCGCGCACAGGAAACTTATTACGAGGTCGGATCTTGTCTCAATGGGGTTCGATCCTGAGATCGTGATGAACCTACCCGTTTACAACGATCTTGAGTTTAGTGCTGAGTACATCGCTCGATACAACCGTGACGAACAACCTTACATGGAGCCAAGTCTCGACAAGTCTATGCAGACGGTTGAAGTGTTCGAGTGCTACCTAAAAACTGACTACGACGGTGATGGGATTGCAGAACTAAGACGAGTGCACTTTTCGGGGAACGAAATCCTAAGCAACGAAGAGACCGACTATGTGCCGTTTCACACCATCTGTCCTATTCCGATTCCTCACAGGTTCTTTGGGGATTGCCCTGCTGATCGTACAGTTGATCTCCAGCTTATTAAGACGACTGTAACGAGACAGATGCTTGATAACCTGTACCTTCAAAACAATACCCGTATGGGTGCTGTCGAAGGTCAGGTCAACCTCGATGATCTCTTGAGCGTTACGCCTGGTGGCGTGGTGAGGATGAAGAATCCTGCTGCGCTGGTTCCAATCACGACACCTCCTGTCGGTCAGCAAGCCTTCCCTCTTTTGGAGTACCTCGATCAGGTTCAGGCTAAGCGCACAGGCGTTACAGAAGCCTCTCAAGGTCTTGACCCTAACATCCTACAGAACGTGACTGCTGCGGCCATAGCGGCCCTTACGCAAGCCTCACAAGGCAAGATCGAACTAATCGCTAGGATCTTTGCAGAAACAGGCGTAAAAGACTTATTCAAAGGACTCTTACACCTCTTATGCAAGTACCAGGACAAAGCAGTTTTGATTCGGATGCGTGGGCAGTACGTTCAGTACGACCCGCGAGAGTGGTCGAACCAGTACGATGTATCAGTGAATGTCGGACTTGGTACGGGGAGCATGGAACAAAAGATGGCAATGCTCAGTATGGTTCTGTCAAAACAAGAGCAGATCATTCAAGCGTACGGCCCGAACAATCCTTTGGTGAGTGTCTCGCAGTACAGATCAGTATTAGGAAAGTTGATTGAGGCGGCAGGGTTCCCAGATTCATCAGAATTCTTCAAGCCTGTAGGCCCAGAGATCGATGCTGCACTTGCACAACCTCAACAACAAGGCCCAGATCCGGCTATTCAAATGATGATGGCGCAAGCCCAAGCAGACATCGAGATCAAGCGTCAAAAGGCTATGGCCGATATTCAGCTTGCAAGAGAGAAGGCTCTAGCCGAGTTGGAGTTAAAGCGCATGGAGTTCGAGGCAGAAGCGCAGATGAAGGCAATGAAGGTCGGGGCAGGCATAACCAGCAACATCGAGATACCAGGGTAATCATGGCTACTTACAACGGCTATACAACGGACCAGCTTCGGGCGTTTGTCGATCAGTATTTCTCAAACCCGAATAGCGCGGACATCCAGTATCTTGTCAACCAGGGTCTGATACCAAACACCAACCCTGATACGTTGCTCTACTTTGGCCTGACAAACATGTTAGGTTTTAGTCCTGATGTGGCTAGGTCTGCCGTGTCGGATGTTTTTGCTCCACCGCCGCAAGAAGAGCCTCAGCCTTACGAGCCTCCTCCTGTTTACCAACCTCCTCCGGTATATACAGCAACGGATGGCACTACGTTCAGCAGTGAGTCCGATAGAAACAACTATCAAACAGCAATAAACGCGCAGCAAAAGCTACGCACAGACGCGCAAGCCATAGGCATCAACTTGCCTTCATCGTGGTTTGTGATGACACCTCAGCAACAGTTTGACTGGTACGTTTCTAACAAGTTTGGTAGCGACAAACTAAAGGCTTTGGGCGTAACTGATGCAAATCTGCTGAAGGCTGTAGATGACGCAATCAAGCCATTGACTGTAACGGATGTCGTTAATACGATCTCACAGCCAGTAAATCAGGGCGCAAACAATCAGACAGTAAATCAGACAACAAATAATCAGACGGTAGATCAAACCGTAAACCAAACAGTTAACCAGGGGTCTACCGTGACTGCACCAACTCTACAGTCATGGCAGAAGCTAGACGCTTCTGGGAACATCGTTCCCAAGACGATGGCCGACTATACGTTTACCGAGATGGTTCCGTTTGCTCAGAATCTTATCGCGCAACAACAAGCGGCAGGCAAGTACATTACACCTGATGAGTTCAGAGTGTTTGCAGGGCAACAGGGTGTTCCTGATAGCCAAATGGCTGCATTGGTTGCAAGCCTTAACTTTCCAAAGGCTCCGGTCGTACAACAACCCGTTGTCAATCAGCCTGTAAACAATACAAAACCATTGTCTGCGTACACAAGCGCAGAGATGATTCCGTATATACAGAATCTATTCAAAGACAATCCCAACGTATCCGCGCAGATGATCAGGCAATACGCTATGTCGCAGAACGTCCCTGCGAGCGTGATTGATGCGGCTTTGAGTGGTGTACAAATACCAACTGCTAACTTTGTGCCTTTTACTGTTGGCGGCGGTACAACTTCACTAAAAGCACCTACAACTGATTTCTTTTACGGCGCAGGCCCGACACAGCAAGCCCCGTTTATGTTCAAGTCTGGTGCGGCTGGATATACCCGTTTATTACCGCAATCCCTAGAGTTTGGTGTTCCTGCTGTCACTGGGACTAAGCCAGCATTTCAGCCTGGAATCTTTGATGCAGCCGCTTTGCAGAAAAAATTTGAGTCTCAGTCTGGTATTACTTATGGCGGTGAAACCATATCCACTACCGGAACCAATCAAGGGGCAATAGACCAACAACAGAAAGAAAATGTTGACCAAGTAAAACTATACAAAGGCGGCAAAGTAAAGAGTTTGCTTGGGCCAGATCCTGGTGGCCCTGATGAGGGTTACGCAGCTTTGCAAAAAGGCGAATACGTTGTCCGCAAAAAGGCTGTCAACAAGTACGGCGAGGATTTTTTAGAGGCTCTCAACGAGTCACGAATCCCCAAAAAGAAGGCTAAAGGACTCTTATGACGCAACGTTGGGAACGAGCAAAGGCTTTACTTGGTGATGAGTTTCTAAACGAAATCTTCGCTGAGTTGGAAAAAGACAACATCGAGCGTATTATCAATAGTCATCAGGACGACATTGAGCTTCGTGAAGACTCGTATCTCATGATTAGCGCAGTGCGTCGTGTGAAAGCGCGTCTTGAGTCCGTTGCCGCCGAAGGCGAGATGAACAAGAGACGATTTAAACTTTTTAAATGAGGTTAGTTTATGGAAAGCAGCAACCCGCAAGGGACTAGCTTGACAGTGGGGCAGGCGGCAAATGCGTTTCTTGGGATGATGGATGGTGGTGGGACTCCAGCGGAGCAACCAGAACCCCAGTCAGAAGAACAGGAACTTGCTGTCAGTGAATCTGAGTCTGAGGAAGTCCAAGAGGAGGCTCAAGAGGAGGAACAGCGTTTTGTGGTGAAAGCCGCAGGTGAAGAACGCGAGGTGACCCTCCAAGAGTTGATCGAAGGCTACCAAAAGGGTACGGATTACCATAAGAAAACTAACGCGCTTGCAGAACAGCGTAAAGCAGTCGAGGCAGAAAAAGCCGCTGTCGAGCAAGCAAAGCAGGCACGAGATGCCTACGCCGAGCGACTGAAGGTGATGGATCAATTCCTAAGCCAGCAGATGCAAGGTGAGGATATTGAGAGTTTGAAAGAGACCGACCCGATAGCTTATGCGGTGAAGGTCGCGGAAATGACTCGCCAAGAGAAGCAACTCCAGCAGTTAAGAGCCGAGCAGCAACGCATTGCCAGAGAGCAACAAGCCGAGCAAGAGGTTCACATGGAGAGGCGCATCGCGGAAGAGGCGCAGAAGGTTGCAAGCGCAATCCCAGACTACGCCGATCCGAAGAAGGGTGAGAAAGTCCGGAGTGATTTGCGAGCGTTTGCAAAGAGCATTGGTTATTCTGATGCGGAACTTGCAAGTGCGACTGACTCTCGTGCCGTGGTGACGTTATGGATGGCCGCGCAGTATCAGAAGTTGCAACAGAGTAAGCCTGGGGTAACCAAAAAGGTTACGGAGGCTCCGAAGTTGCTAAAGCCTGGGACTGCCACAGGTAAGACCATCCAGTCGGAAGCAGCAAAACAGGACTTTGCGCGTCTCAAAAAGACAGGTAGTCGACAAGACGCTGCAAGGGTTTTTGAAAGATTCTTGTAATTAGGAGTTTGAAATGACTGTTCCTTCAGGTACATTCCAGACCTTCACCGCTATCGGTCAGCGTGAAGATCTCACAGATGTTATTTACAACATCAGCCCGACCGAGACACCTATCCTTTCGTCGCTTGCTCGCACCAAAGCAACGGCTGTCTACCACGAGTGGCAGACCGACACGTTGGCAGCAGCAACAACCAACAACGCACAGGTTGAAGGTGACGACGCTACCGCAGCAACCATCAGCCCGACGACTCGTCTCGGTAACTACACGCAGATCGTTGCTAAGACGATCCAGGTGTCAGGCACGATGATGGCTGTGGATCTTGCAGGTCGCCGCGCAGAGAAGGCTTATCAGCTCTCGAAGGCTTCGCAAGAGCTCAAGCGTGACCAAGAGACGATCCTTGCTGCTAACCAAGGCCGCAGTGCTGGTAACTCGTCCACGGCTCGCAAGTTGGGTTCGCTTTTGTCTTGGCTCAAGACCAACTCGAACTACAACACGACCGACGGTGCTAACCCCACCACAATCGGCGTGAGCACACGTTCTGACGGTACAACTCGTACCTTTACCGAGGCAATCCTCAAGGATGGAGTGCAGCAGGTTTACACCTCTGGCGGCAGCCCCAAGATCCTCGTGGTTGGCCCTGCACTCAAGCAGACCGTTTCGGCTTTTGCAGGTATCGCAGCACAGCGTTACATGGCTCCGTCAGATGCACCGACGACCATCATTGGCGCGGCTGATGTGTACCTGAGCGACTTCGGTTCGATCTCTGTAGTCCCAGATCGTTTCGTTCGTAGCCGTGACGCGTTCATCCTTGATCCGGAATACGCAGCAGTTGGTTATCTGCGTCCCTTCCAGACCAATGAGCTTGCCAAGACTGGCGACTCCGAGAAAACTCAGATCCTTGCTGAGTTCACGATGGAGATGCGTAACGAGGCTGCCCACGGTATTTTGGCTGACCTCAAGACAGCGTAACAAAAACTGTGGTAAAAAAGAGGGAGGCGTAACAACCTCCCTTTTTTTATGCTCAAAACTAAATTTCACGCAACCGACGACCAGTATGTCTTTGAGAGAATTCAGGACATATCTGCAATCATCGAGCAAAACAAGGCACTCTATAACGCCACTGATGAGCGTGAGCGTTGGGGTGAGTGGACACGTTACGCTCAGTTGCCTTATGCGGTGATTGACGATCTAAACAATCAAGGGATCATGCGAGGCTTTGCTATCGTAGACGAGAAGAAATTCAGGGCGTGGATGAACGACCCAGAGAACAGACACTTCAGAACTCGTCCAGGAAAAGTATGAAGATAGCTCTTTGTGTTCCATGTCGGGACACGATGATGACGGGGACATCCTTCGATATGGCTCGTTTGGCGGCATACGATGGGGCCAATAGATGCGCGTTAACAGGAGGATCGTTCCTCTTGTACACCGCACCAGGCACTCTCATATTCAGTCAGAGAGAGTCGCTAGCCAAAGAAGCCTTAGCCGATGGTGCTGAGTACATTCTTTGGGTGGACTCAGATATGAGATTCCCCAAGAACACATTGGAACGTCTATTAGCTCACGGCAAACAAATCGTCGGGGTCAATGCGGTTACGCGGCGAAAGCCTGTATTGCCCACGGCCATAAACTTTCACCAAGACAAGGAAA